TGAAGAAAAAGTTCGTTTGTTGACTTTGAACAAACGCATTGAATGGTTCATTGACAACAAACCTGATATGAGCCAAAATGATAAGTGGGATGCGTTCTATCATATCTGCGATGATTTTGAAGGTTATACCGAACAGCGCTTGATGCAAATGATCAATAACTCAATTCGCCGCAAAGGGCTGAGTGTATCTATCTAAATACGATACTAATATAGAAATGGTATAAAAATGAACACTGTTGAAAAACTAAAAGCAACAACACTTCAACTACGTAAAGATAGGCATAGCCTAGGACCTACAATGCAGTTTCATTTGAGTGAACTTGCGAATATTGGTAAGGCAAAGAACCGTCAGACAACCGAAGATGAAGCAATTCAATATCTAAAAAAAGCAGTGCAGAAATTGAAAGAAGACAAGCATTCTAATTTGCAAGAAGCTGATATTCTTGAACACCTGTTGCCTCAAATGGCGTCTGCTGACGAAGTTCGTGCTCACATCTTTATGCTAGAGGCAGAGCAAGGTCTTGACATCTCTAACAAGGGTGCTGTTATGAAAGCAGTGAAGGCAAAGTTTGGTGCCCTTGTTGACATGAAAATGGTTCAGGGTATGCTATAAAGAATAAATAACCGTAAACCAATGGAGAAGGTTTATGGAAAAGTTCACCGGATATATCAAGAGAATCGGTATATCCATTTCGGTTCTTTTTAATGTTTTACTCGGCGGAGAAAGCAACCAAACATTTAGTGCTAGAAATTACGGTTGGAAGAAAGAAGGAAAGCTAAATTTGGTTTGGCTAATTAATTTTATCGCTAGATATGTATTCAATGATTCAGATCACTGCTTGAACTCGTGGGTTTATTGGCACACCAGAAAAAATAAAGGAGTTTCTATATGATTACTATTTACGGTAAAGAAAACTGCCCGTGGTGTGTAAAGGCAAAGAACCTTGCTGAACAATACTCACTAAAATATGAATATCTTGATATTGGCGCTAACCCAGATCTACGAACTAAACTTTTCGAACGATTCCCAGCTACTAAAACAGTACCTCAAATCTGGTGGGACAATCGACACCTAGGTGGGTACGAAGCTCTTGCTACAGAGATTCAGGATACTATCGGAGGTTTCGGTGACCAACAATTTTGATCCTCAGAGCATACTTGACCTAGTAGTACCTAATCCGCGTACAGCAAATGCGGATATCAGTAAATATGATCGACATATTATAAGTATCATGATATCAGAAAAGTGCCTAATGTCAGAAGCAATGGCGCTTGACTTTGATATGAATATGGTAGATAAGAATAGTGTATTTGACATGGTAGACTACCTTGAAGAAGTGCTACCTGACATGAAAAAAATATCAGTCTATATGAGCATTTATACTGGGGCACTCTCGGATTTCTATCTTAACAAAAACTAGGCTATGCAATGAAAAAGACAAAAAGAAAATCTCTACTCGAAGCAGAGCAGCAAATGGAACTATTACTGAAACGAGTAGGCTACACTGGTAAATATTCTGGTAAAATCGTTAACGAAATACCAAACTATAAGGTAGAAAATCCTATCCCAACCTCCGATATTGTACCTGGCGCAATGAAGCCTAAGGATAGACTTGTTTATGATGGTTCTGAACTTTTAGGTATTACTCTTAATCACAAATCCGGTTATGAGCCAGTCCGCAAGGATAATAGGCAAGCGGCAATTGATTCGTCACAGATGCGGAGAAATTAAATAAATAGTACCAAAAGGGGTACTATTTTGATTATTGCTGGTGTGGACTACTCAATGACTTCGCCCTCGATTTGCATCCATAAAGGAACAGTCTGGGACTTTAAAAACTGCACATTCTTCTATTTGGCAAAGAAGGATAAGCATATTGTTGTCACCGACCAGCTCAAAGGTTCTTTGTACCCTGAGTGGAAGGTTGATCCAGAACGATATGACAATTTGTCTAGATGGGCCCACGGTATTATCCATGACTACTCAGTAGATAAAGTATTCATTGAAGGCTACGCATTTGGGGCAACTGGCCGGGTTTTTCAAATTGCGGAAAATACTGGAGCACTTAAATACCAGTTATGGAAAGAAGGTCTATCCTATGGTGTATATCCCCCAAGCATGATTAAAAAGTTTGCTACTGAAAAAGGCAATGCGAATAAAGAAAAAATGTGGGAAGCATTCAAAGAAGAAACACAATACAATCTTTTCAACATTCTTGGGCAAGAAGAAGGTAAACACTGGAATCCAATTTCCGATATCGTTGATGCATACTACATAACGAAACTAGGCTTTACTAATCAACTAAATAGTTGACATTACAGGGTTTATGATTTATATTATTTTTAGAAACTATAACTTAATTGAGGTGAGCATATGCAAATTAAACGAAAAAGCGTCATTTCGGGAATCGTGCGCGAATTAAACATTCCCGTAAACCCAGATGATTATGCTGCTTGGCAAGCGGGTCATGGTAATATCCAAGATATGATGCCGTATCTCAATGAAAGAGACCGCGAATTTATTCTTAGCGGAATTACAAAAGATGAGTGGAATAGCGCGTTCCAAGAACTACATGATGATGAGGCTGCAATTTGATATTTTTATTTAATGGACCTCCCAGCTCTGGCAAAGACGAGGCCTGCACATTTTTCAAAGAGAAAAAGGGGTTTACCCATATTTCGTTTAAAAAACAGCTTTTCATTGAAACTTGTAAACTTTTTGATGTGCCAATTGATTGGTTTATGGGCAATTATGAAAATACAAAGGAAAACAAGGTAGAAGAGCTTGGAGGTATTTCCCGCCGACAGGCTCTTATATACACATCAGAAACTCATATCAAACCTGTCTATGGTTTGGATTACTTCGGCAGAAAAGCGGCTGACGAAATAGAAATTGGCGTTGACTATTGCTTCAGCGATTGCGGCTTTAATGATGAAATCATTCCTATTATAAATAAAGTTGGAGCTGATGTTATGATAATAGTTCAGCTCACACGACAAGGTTGTGATTTTTCATCTGATTCGCGAAGATATATCAATGGGACCTTGGTTCAAGAATTTGTTCTTGAGGCTGAAACTCCAATAATTGCACCACATATTTTGCCAGATAAATTTCCAATTAAAACCTATCGTGTACATAATAACGGAAGAGTAGAATCATTTCATACTATTCTAGAGCAAATTCACGAAAAGGAATTCAATGCCAGAAAAATCAATCAAGAAAAGGGCAAAAGCAGCTAGAGTATTTTGCGAAAACCCATATGAGTTAGAAACTATATTCGAATCACTCAGTATAGCAAGTAACGGTGATAAAGAATTGTTGTATTTCGACAGACTCATTGCAGAAATCCGATCAAACCCATCGGGTGATCTTACTAATATAAATTTTAAAATTTTAACAGAACTTGAATTAATCAAATCCCCAATATAAACTAGGAGAACTATATCATGGCTAACAAAAGCAGCGGAACAAAATATACATCGCAGGGAAAGCACAGCAATGTATCTAAGTCAACCCTTCGAGGGATGCGTGCTATGAAAAGCGAAGCAGATAAGATGCTTGACAAACAGCGGGCATGGATGAAGGGTCATAACCCATGGGTAACTATTAGCAACCCAAATAAAACCGAAACAGACAAGCTGTTCATCCGAGTTCGTTATAACGATATTATGCGCGGGTCCTATCGCGATCTTCGCAAAAAGTCAATCATCACAAAATAAAAGGCATTACATTATGAATGATATTGTATTTGATCTTGAGGTACTAAAAAAAGAACTCAAGGAAAAACTACAAAACGAGATCTGTGAAATTACTTTTACTAAAGTTGATGGTTCTAGGCGAGTCATGAACTGCACACTTAGGGCAGATAAAATCCCAGATACTCTCTCAGAAGAAAAGTCTGGGCGGACCAAAGCCGAAAATCCAGATGTTCAAGCAGTATATGATGTTGACGCTGCAGGCTGGCGGTCATTCCGCTGGTCTTCTTTCATATCTGTTAGAGAAGATAAGGTATAAACTATTGAGTTGCATTTACAAAGGTTCTGTGATAGAAACAGCTCTGTCACAGAACTCAAGAGGCGGTACTGAGCAAATGCGCAACCGACTGCTTAAACACGCCGATAACCAATTGCTTGGTAAAGTGGCAATACATTTCTCAAGGCCGAGGCAGCTATACCAAGATGTGCCCAATATTCTTTACTGTCATGATTTAGCTACAGATAATGAAAATAGTATACTTGAAAATAAAGGTTGGGAACAATTCAAACACTTTGTGTTTGTTTCTGCATGGCAACGAGATCAATATATTTCCAAATTCGGTATGCCATATTCACTATGTTCGGTAATACCTAATGCCGTCGAGCTAGAATACTCATACCCGAAAAAACGACAAGAAAAAGTTAGATTTATCTATCACACTACACCTCACAGAGGACTTCAGCTAGTGTATCCAATTATAGATGCACTATCTAAAGAATTTGATAACATTCATCTAGATGTTTACTCGTCATTTAGTATCTACGGATGGGAACAAAGAGATAAGCCATATAAGCATCTCTTTGATAAGATTGACAACCATTCGCATATGACGTATCATGGTGCAAAACCAAATTCTGAAGTGTTAACGGCACTTAAACAATCTCATATTTTTATCTATCCCTCAATATGGCAGGAAACATCCTGTATTGCAATGATCGAGGCAATAAAATCTGGTTGTCTATGCATCCATCCAAACTACGGTGCATTGCCAGAGACCGCTTCTGGGCTTACTGCGATGTATAATTACACGGAAGATATGCAACAACACGCAAATAGATGTTATGCAATGACTAAACTCATCCTAGAGAATCACACCGAGGCAGCCAATCTATTTGACGTGATTTCGAAAAACACTGGCTTCGAGCTTGCAGAAAATACAATCGAGCATTATAAAAATTTATGGGATACCCTACTAAAAGGACTTACAAGTGACAGATAATATAGTAAAATTCCCTGCCAAAGTAGAGCATATAGAGCAAGAAGATAATGAAAAACTCTACGACATCGCAATAGACTTTGCAAATGTCGCGGTAGAAGAACTACATCATATGATGCATGATGAAACTGATGATTGTATCTTCACTGATGAAGAATATCACCCATTGAACTTCATGTTTGCTGAGGTAGTATCGGCGATGTATCTTATGTCCCAGGGAGTCGATCATCCTATGCAAGAGATTGCGGAAACTCTGTTTGGAGATGTTGACATTACAGATGAGTCGGATTATAATGAAACCAACGAAAATGATAATGAGGAATAACTGAGTGCCAATTTTAATGGACTATAACCAGGTTATCCTAGCAACGCTGTTTGCAAATATAGGAAACCACACAAATGCAGAGATTGACGAAAATGTGATACGTCACATGTTCTTAAACTCACTTCGCTCGAACCGTAAAAAGTTTACCGAAGAATACGGCGAAATGATTGTT